GTTCAGGTACCATCTGTCCATACTGATTAAGCGTCATCATGTAGCGTTCCATTGATGTCGCCTTGTCACTTCTCTGTGAGCGAGACAGAGGCCCCGTGTATTCGATCTTGACAGAACCTTGTGAATTGGCCACAACCTCTGGCATCTGTGGCAGTCGACCTGCCCTTGTCAAAATGCCGAATGTACGCGAAACAATGGGGTCTAGCAGCCCGTTCTGTATCTGACCAACAACAGCACCTAGTACTTTTTGCATCATCTCATACCGCACCTGTACTTCGGTGGCAGTCATTTGCGGAGAGTCGCGTAGTTCCAGATCGTTGTTGTGAAAAATTCTACGAATAGAATCCTGTAATCTATCTATCAGTAAATTGGAAACGTTAAAGTCAGCTCCCGATTCTAGCGGCTTGATCCCGTTAATATCACGAACAACAGTTTCCCCACCAGGCTGGAAGTCCAGGTCACCAATAATGTTACGCTGCTGCGTCAACAGAGGAGGCTCAATCGCCTTGGTGGCAGCAGATAAGGTCATTGCCACAACACTATTCAATGTCAACACATCGCCTAGTGCCGTATTGGCAGGGCCTTTGCCCCACTTGGAACCTGACGTTTTTTCCCACTGCGCAACGAAAGCAGGCATTTCATAATAACCGCCTTCTTCTCCCAGCTCATCCTGACCGTCATGGCCATCTGCACCTTCTAAAAGAATATATTTAAACCCGAACGGGCGTTCCTTGGGGGCTAGTGTTTTAGTTACATCCACTCCATTCTTGTCAGAGCGAGCGAATATACAAAATACAATCTCAAGCTTATCGCTTTGAGCAGCTTCGTATTTCTTGCGCACCTTTTCAGGAACGTTCTCTATGCCCCACTTAGCAATGATTCGAGAAGGTTCCCACTCTAACCTGCGGTAGAAATTAAGCGCCTCGTTGTTTAGTCCTGGGTCATAAAATATCTGACGAATAGGGACAGTAGAGAAGTTAACCCCTTCCCACTGCACTTCATTGGGAACTTCTTCGACAATGGCAGTATTGCCGAAGCCAACCATATCAGAGTATGCTTTGTTTATCTCAAGATCGAAGTTCGATTCCTGTAAGGTTTGATACACTAACTCCCCACACTCCTCCAACCATGCCCTCGCTTCCTGATCGTCGTTCAACGTGGCTTGCTTAAACCGCAAATCAAACCATCGGGATGCAGCAGAGGTTAAGGTGGAGTGAACGTGTGCTGTTAATGTTCTATGTGCCATGATGGCGGTAGAATCGTAAATATATCGAGCCCGGTTCCAATCAACCGTTTGCTCCTGTCGATTATCCTCAAAGAACTTACCACCTGCCAGAGGGACAATGTAGCGTTCAATGATGTCCCAGTTGGCCTCAACTGTTGTTCGGTCCGATTTATGCGCAGCGTAGCGTTTTCGTATTTCTTTAGCGTCCATAATATTCCCCGTTCTTATGGACTACCCCGCCCATGCGTAGTGGTGGCAAACTGCCTGAGTTTTTGAGTTGTTTTTCCCCGGATGTTTTTATCACATAATGGGGTCTAATCGGTGAGTTCATATCCTTATAATCGTCCCATAGGATAGCAAAATAACGCCATGAATCTGCTCCATGCGAACACCAGTTGTGGTGAGGTGTGTCTTTGAATCTTCTAAGTTTCTCATCATAAATCCTCTCGTAGCCCATCAACGCTTCTATACCAGGGCGGCAGCTCGTTTCATCAAACTGACATATGGGAAGGAGAGCGCGGGATGCTTCGATGCCATCGGCTCTCGATAACTTAGGCGCAACTGTGAAGTATAATCCTAACTCTTTACACTTTTCAAGTCTATTAAATCCGGTCATGGGGTCACGCTGGGTGATGTCATGGGGGGCGATATGATCAAAGTAATTATAGGGCTGCTCTTGAACGCGCTTAACCCACTCGGTCATGGGAACGTTTGATTCCTCCATGTAATTTATAACACGGGGACCAGAGGGGGCAACTTGTATAAACCAAATTGCATTAGAGTCATTGAGTCCCAGGTCCCAGGCAGTGACCACGTTAAGCATGGGGTCGTGTGGGAAATAACCGATAGCTCCATTTTTGTGTAGCTTAGATATAATGTCAGCATAATACGCACCAGGCATCCCCTGATCGAAGTCGCAATAAAACTCCTGCTTTGCCGTAGCCTCTGGCATCCCGTTAGCTATCTCATCCAGGTAGGCTTGTTGTGTGATAACCGGAGTGCCATCCTCCCGCTTCGACTCGTCGATTGTAATACACTGATAAAACCAGTCGGGATGGGATGGCGTCTCTCCTACCCTGGCTTTCGCTGTATTGCGCAAATCCCAACCGTGGTTGTGTCCACGGGAGGTGTAGATAAACAGCGCCCAGCCCTTGTTCTCTACCAACATTGGTCGGAAGTACTGAAGCGCAGCAGGATTCTGGATGGAGTACTCGGAGAATATTATCCCCCTTGGATTAGTCCCTACCAGGGAGTCGTAGTTATCGGCACCCCCTATCTGGATAACCGAGCCGTTGATAAGCTCGACATACATCTCCTGGTCACGCTTTGTTTTGATTATCTCAGGGGGGATATGATCAATAAACTTCATCCCATCCGAACCAATACCCTGCCATATGATTTTACGCGCCTGGGCGGCTTCTGGGGCCATATAAAGGTAATAGCCAGGTGTGTCTATCATGGCCCGGCAAATCAGAATGTTTATAGAACACTTATCCTTGCCGGCTCGTCTATGCCATACCGCCACGGCGTTCTTGACGTTCATAGCGTGTGAGGGCTCTCTATCGAGGATAATGTCAGTTATGGTAGGAACCGGTGGGAACAGCTCCGGTATCATGGCCCGCATCAGGGAGAGCTGATACTCGCGGGGGGTGAACTTATAGGGAAGAGTAATAGTGTTGTCATCTTCTACATGCAAGTCATTTATTAACATAGGCTAAGTTAGTCCTTGCAGTGTTCTTTACGTGCCAGGTGCGTAATGACAGCATCTTCGGTACGTCGCAGTTTGTGTCGAAACAACATGCGCTGAACAATCTCCAGCTCCAGCATATCAAGGTCGTATCGCCATACCTTGTGCTGGGTACCATGTGCTGACGGGTTGTTGTAAGCTGACATTAGATCAATCACGGTGGTCAGGGAAACTATTTCTATCACGGCTCTGTGGAACCGATCTTCTTCTGTTATGGCAGTACGCGTGTTAACGTCGATAGACGGTGCCAACTTGAAACTAAAGTTGACAGTTACATACCTTGTCATGACCTCCCCCTGTAGTACCAGTGAGGTCTCGATAGTGTGTACGGTACGACCGTCGAGTTGCGGAGCCTTGTTAGAAGTCATAAGAACTCCTTATGGTGGGTATTGTGGATTGGGATTGGGATGAAGTTGAGGATGAAGTTGAGGATGAAGTTGAGGATGAAGTTGAGGATGAAGTTGAGGATGGGGTTGGAGCAAGCGCTATGTTTATAGTAGGTGCCTTGTCCCTGTTCGAGTCAGCAGTCATGTTCTTTATATCGACCAGCATCTTCAAGGCTGCCATCTTCGGGGCCAACTTCATTTTAGTGTAGTTGCCATCCCGGGTTACACCTGTTTCGAACGACTCCAGTGTTGCCCTGGCATGGGATGGGATAGTGTGGATGTTACGCAAGGTTCTCCCATCAGCTTCATAATAGTCGGCAGGATCAGCAAACGCTATGCTGGCCAGCTCCCTGAGAATACGATCAGAACGTATGTCCATGCGAGACGCCAGTAAGGTCTTGTAATACTGATAGCGCTCATCTATACGGGGCTTGGATAACAGGTGGGCCGCTTTAGCCCTAACCTTGGCTGGACTAAGGTTACGATGATCGTCAGGAGAGAATGACGCCACGAACGACTTGTACAGGTCCCCTGTTAACGCCATCTCCCTCGCGAACGCCTGTTCATGAGGAGGGACTATAAACTCGAATACCGGGTTAGCCAGGTTATCTCGCTGGTATGCGTTCTCCATATCACTATCAAAATCTGGCGACAACGGAGTGAGGCGAGGCTCTTCGTGGTTGATGTTCGGGGCAGGTCGCCTGCCAGGGATGGCGGTTTCTGTTGGGTCTTCCATTAAAAATAATCCTCCATCTTGATAACTGTATCCGGCCGGTTCGGTTGAGGTTCGGTAGGTTCGGCAGGTTCGATAGGTTCGGCAGGTTCCATGTGGAACGCAGTCAGATCAACACTAGTGGTTACTGTGATATTACCACTGCAATGGGGGCAAGTGTGAGTCATTACCGTATTCTTTGCCGATAGAGGGGGCCGAGTGGGTAAGGTAGACTGGTCATGTAGCTGGTGTACATTAGCCTGGCCAGGTATGGGATCACCCACCGTTTCCAGGACTGACGAGGATAGACTATAAGTATCCACGTTTATTACACGCCCTCTTGTGCTTGTTTGTTCTGTATTGTGCACCAACGCTCCACGGGCGGTCAGGATAGCTACTATCGAGTGACGGGCCTCTGCTTTGATTACACGCGCTACCATGCGAGACAAATCTTCATTTGACCATTTGTTATCAAACTTTTTATAAGTATGAATTAACCTGGATAAAAACCATTGGGTATGTTCGTTGGTTACTTCTTCTTTCTTATATATCTGCTTCATTGTTTATCAGTGAGATTGGTTGGTCGGGGTCTGGTAATCATACATCATTTTATACTGTTGTATAGTACTTTTTTCGGTGAGTGAGATTAATGGGTTTAGTTATCAATGTAGGTGAGGGCTACACTTTTGTCGGTGAGTGACATTTAGATTTTCTGATTGTGAATGTGGGTGAGGGCTACACTTTTGTCGGTGAGTGACATTTAGATTTTCTGATTGTGAATGTGGGTGAGGGCTACACTTTTGTCGGTGAGTGACATTTAGAT